TTTCAGTGTCACTACTATTGAATTGTGTGTTTGCATGCCTACACAGCTCCATAACTTTATACTTGTAAACTTCATCAGGTATTGGGCCACCCGTACTACCTGTTCCTGTACTACCTGTTCCCGTACTACCTGTTCCAGTGATACCTGTTCCAGTAGATGTATCGAAGTCAATATTAATATAAGGGTCTCTAAAGAAGAATATATCTAACGAAGTTGGTTCATAATAACCAGCATGCCTTCCAATAGGAGTAACTCTAGGTTTAGTTTGTAATGATAAGTCGTATCCAATAATATTAGTCAAGTTAAACACCGTAGGTTTATCAGGATCCGGTAAGACACCAATGTATACAGATTTAATAATATCTTCTTGTGCTCTAAGTTCAATAGAAAATGTTTGTGCTAAATCCCCATTCTTATCCAGGATCCTATTCCCTTCTTTATCGATAGTTTCATAGACAATATTAGGAGCACCTTGATTAACATTTCTAAAAATAGAAGCAAAGCCAACATCGGTTAATCTAGACGTATATGCATTAAAACCACCACCAATAGTAGAATAGCTTGCTTGTAATAATTCCAATGAACTAGGTGTTGGGCCCCCAGGTATATAAGGAGATCCATTAAGAGTAATAGTTGTGGCAAAAAACTGTGAATCTGACACGACCCTCTGTATTCCACTAATCTCATATATGTCAGATCCAATTTCAAACCTTACTGGATTAAACTGTCCATCACTACCTATTGTAATGTCACGCAAAAATCTAGGAGGCACACCATTTATATCAGCTACACCTTGTATAAGATAAGCTTTCACAGTAGGATTATATGTAGTGGCTAAAAAGCTTATTGCACCTTGTACAATACCATTCTCATATAAATACCCACTTGATGAAGTTGGTTGTATAGGTTCACAATTTACAGTCTGATAATCACTTTCAAATGAATATAAAACTGTTCTATCAATACTCTGGGTACCTTTATTAATGCATTCATTTTCTAAGGTAAGAAAGATTAACATTACAACAGTTTTCCACTTTTCATTCTTAATAAACTTAATCTGAGTTTCAGGTTTATCAGGAGCATTTGGTATAAGCATTACTGAAAACCTATAGTCATTGAATCTACCATCATTAACATACGATAATGATTTTGCATTAAAGTTAGGTTTCTTGCTTATATCTGCTTTAGGTTTTGCAATTATCCTAACACCTCTTAAAAAAGCTTCGGCAAAATTCTTTTCATCACCCCCGCTAAATCTGCCATATCTAAGTTGCTTATCTATTAAGTTTATTTGGCCGCCAGTAGTAAACTTATCAACTATAAAATAATCATTAAAGTAATCTTTATCAATTCTTTGAAATGTACCCGGTGAATATACCGAACCCGTTAATGGGTTTTCTTCAGTAGAATCAACTGGAGCATTATCTATATAACTCCACGAGCTCTTAATAGCTTCGCTATCAAAATAAGAAGGAAATTCACATAAGTAATACCATTCATGAGTAAACCCCAGCGGCTCTTGTCCTGTAGAGTATTTTGATGGTGCAAAATTGTTTTGCCCAAATGCTTCGCTTAAGTTTAGGCTATATGGAAGATTTCTAACATTCTTACCATCATTTAGGTATGACCATTTATTTATGTAAGGAATTACCCTAGAGGCAACGGCTTGTTGCTTTATATAGTTTTCTTCAAGCCTATCATACTCAGAAGTAATAATAGTATCAAATGATTCATCTGGATCTGAGTCTTTTAGCAATCCTATGAGTGTAGCAAAACCGCCATCCACTTCATAAAATTCTTTAATTTCAGGATTAGCATTAAGAGCACTGGTACTATAATATTCTTCCTCATAAACCAGCTCACCCATTTGGCTAAACATAGTACTATAAAAATCGTAATCAAAATCTCTTATAGGAAATATTGAAAATCTACCAAACGAAGGTCTATAATCAGAGTACAATGCAACCTGGCCACTTCTTGTAGTCTCAATTTGATTATCATTAAGAGTTATAATTACATTCGTATTAACATTATTATAACCAATAATTTTACCACTGTCATTTTTAATAGGTTCTTCTAAATAAGGTACCCAATCGCCTATTTGTGCAAACCCATCTTTAGACTGAACATAGTTACCTTTTATAAATCGATTCTGATCACCTGCAGTAACTTTAAGCAAAGAACCAGTTACGTCATTTCCTCCTACAAAATTTTCATTAGGATTATTTATTGATGTTAATGGATAGGTTGATATAGAATTAACCATCAGTGGATAGTTAATAAAATCCAATTCAAAATTAAGTCTATTAAATCTAGATCCACCAAATCTTGACTCTACATAAACAGTGTCATCATCATACGAAGCTTCAAAAAATCTCTTCTCTTTAGGTATACCTATGTTTATAGCATTTGTTATAGCTTTTGCAATTTCTTGGGGGGTCCCATTAGGATTAAAGAAATGGTATTTACTTTGGCCTATATTAGGTACCTCAATAGAACTGGCGGCAGCTTCCCCTACTCTATTATTACTATCATAAAAAGTAATCTTAAACCCATCTACCAATTCACCAGTAATCTTAAAGCTACATGTCGCTTGCCCTTTTCTCTGTATTATGCTAGCATTGGCATAAGTATCAGGTGTTTTAAATCCTGCGAGCTTTGATATGTCAATTTTTTTGTCAAATAATCTTATCTGATTATTTCCCCAAACTGAACCCTTCTTGATAGTATGGAAGTCGTTATTCTTATCTTTAACATAAAATATGGATTCAACTTCATTAACTCTATTAGGTGTAGGTAGACCAGTAACGGTTGTAGTTTTTGAAGGGTCAAGGAAAACTAATACGCCGTTACTATTTTCAATCTCAAACGGTGTATTTAACTGTTCAGATACTTCCTGGATAGTTTTAATTTTAGGTAGTTGTGTCTTTTCTGTATTCTTAAAGAAGCCTTCTCCTGATATATCAAATCTACCTTCTTCTACTTCATTTACATATAATCCAAAATATCTGTTAATAGAATAATCAGGTGCATCTTCATCAGAAAACAAAAACTCTAAGTTAATTAAGTTTGCTAAAAGAACTCCGTTTCTCTCAAACCCTTGAGTAAAGAAAAATTCATTTTGAATAATTGTTGAATCTTGTGTAATTAGATCATCGTATGAATAACTACCTGCTGAAGTAAAGCCACCTTTCTTGTAATTAATACCATTCCATTGTATAGGTTCATCCTTTCTCCAGCTAACAGTTAGCGGTGACTTAGGAAATGATTCTTGGTTACGGTAATTTCTAATATAAGATCCAAGTAAACTATTAGAGCTTAAGTCAAATGTTTTAATTGCTGTACAATTCTCTAATACATTTTTTGTAAAGTCAGCCGATGTTTGTGCATTAAGATAATTTGTGTTTTCTAATTCAGCATTAATGTTATTAACGGCGGCAGGATTATCAATTCTAAATACAACAAAGTAATTAGGTATTTGTTCATTTAGCCATAATGGAGCTAACATACCTAAATCCTCAGGATATGCTAACGAAGACACTGATCTTGTACCAGCTGAATAGAACATTTCATACTGATTCTGATACTGTGATAAGACCGAAACGTCTTGATATTCTTGGAAAACTTCGTAAGCTAAGTCGGTAGGAAATTTACCACCTTGAAAAAATCTAAAGACATCTTTATCATAAGTATCCTTCCCACTTATCTTAAATGCTTTAAATGTAGAAGATGCCAATTCAGTATTTGCACTGAATGATTCTAAGTAAAGATTATCGCCGTTACTAACTAACTTAACATTAGCCGTTAATTTAGGATTAGTTCTAATAATACTATACGATGCTTTGTCAAAAAGTTTTTCGGCCATTTAATTTTCACTTTTTTTATTTATTCACCAAGATGGGAGTGAAAATCAAAGATTAAAAGGAACTGCCTTCTTGCTCAAATCACCGCACTATACCACCACGGCCGGAAGATCCGCCAGATCTAACAACCTCATTTACTCTAGTAGCAGTAACAGAAGGGTTTAACTTAGTTATAACTTTTTCTAAATCATTTAAACCTTTAGTAACTGTCTTTGATGGGAATACATCTAAGTTAAGGTTATCTGAACGATATTTGGCAAATACTTCAACATCATACTGGTAAACGTCTTGATTATCAGGGAAGATATCAAAGCCTATTCTTTTTGCATATGTAACATTAGCCGTTGAGCCTGTACTATCACCTGCAATATTTCCAAATCCACCTGAATTACCAGAACCGGTTCCAAAGTAATCTGTCATTCTATATTGGAATACCATTGGGATATTTATCGAATTCTGTTGACCAAATCCAACAATAGTAGCAGATTGTATTGAATCACCATCTACTTGAATATTGCTATGATCATCGGAAGAAATAAATAGATAGGATCCACAACTTTCTTTACCTAAAGTATATTGATCAAATGTTTCAAATGCAGTTTTAACATTTCTGCTATACCCAGCTCCACTATTAACATTTTGGAGTGCAGCAAGAGCCGCTGTGGTTAGTGAAGGGCTAGGCTGAATTAATTGGCCTGTTGTAAAGCTTTGGCCAGCTAAAGGCCCGGTCGTTGTTAATGTTTCTAATTCAACAATATTTTCATTTAAATAAATTGCCTGTTGCTTACCTTTTGCCTGATCAGATTGTAATGGAATAAACTTTGAATGTCTAAATACAACATTAGCAGTGCCATTACCAGCAGATGTACAATCTACAATACCTGGTATAGGGTCACCTACATTTCCTAGAGTTGTAGAATCTCCTGTGAATTGAATGTATGCAGCTCTAAATGCATCTAAACTCTGTATGTAAGGGTGAGTAATATGAACCTCTAAAGTTTCATCACCTGTAGTAATTGGATAAGAACTTGCAGTTGTTGGTGCACCGGTAGCATCAAAACCCCCACCCCAGATAAATTCAGCGGGGTTAACTGTAGTAGAACCTGTGTCTCTACCATAAAAGTTTTCAGCAGAATCCAGATTAAATGTAAAGTCATTATTAGGATTGCGGTAATTGTAAAAATTCTCTTCAGAAGAAACGTCGCTGTATCTACTATTAATAAATTGATTTTTATTCTGTGTTGATTGGAAAGGTGCTAAAGATGTAGTCTGACCGTAACTCCAGTTACTATCCACAGTAGGATTAGTCAAAAGAACCGGCGTTAGGTCATACTTTCTTACCGTGTTGTAGTCAGCATCATCTGATGTAAATGTTGCCACACCGCTACTTTGATTTGCTGAACTGTTATCTAACCATGAATAAGTAGCAGGTAAAATAGTACTACCCCCAGTTACCTCACTTATCGTGTAATTAGGATTTTCTGATTGTTTAACCATGCGGCCTCTGTTACCGGCAACCCTAGAAATTAATCTTAGTCCAGTTTGTTCATTATTGGCTAAATTAATAAAGAACGTTTTAGATATAATAGCCCCTCTAGGATCATCTAGGTTAGATACTTCCTGAGAATAAAAACCAGCAAAAACCTTAGTTAAAGAATTTCTCTTAAGGTTAGTTACATTACCCTGGTCATCAATTAAAGTAACAACCAAATTACCTTTAGCATTTCTAAGTATTTCAGCAAACTCATCTAAACGATTTTGCATTTCCTGTAACTTAGTAAATAAATCAATTGGGGTTTGATTCTCGGATAAGAACCCTGACGCAATAACTGGTGCTGAGTGGGCAAAATAAGTTTCATTTGCAGTAAATGAACTACTTAAGTGCTGGTCAATACCTTTTGCATTTAGATCTTCTTCAAGATTTACCTTAGCCAAATCCTGTTGGTTTTGGTTTAATATCGCTTCAGTTGCATTATCCGAACTCAAATCAGCTGGGAATTGGATTATAACGGCATCAGACCAAGAACTCTCTAATGGGTTTGATGGCCATCCTGCTTCACATATTGATTTAACCTGTACTTCTACCTGTTCACCCTTTCTAATTGGAATGTCTAATTGATTGATGTTTACTGAATCTGCATTATCTGCATCAATTGCAACCCATTCATATGTACCTGTGATAGGATTTTTTTCTCTAGGTCTAAGAGTACTTTCAACTATATTATAATTAGAAAACGCGCCTTGGCTTTTACCAGACCCATCGGTAAAAGTAAACTGATCTACTGGGTTGGCTGCACCGTCACTTGATAGATATCGATATCTTATCTTAAACTTAATAATTGACTGCGTACCTGTGGCTGGGGTAGATTTTTCTTTTGGCATTGGCCAAAAACCCCTAACCCTGTATTTAGGCGTTATACTTGATACTGAATTATCTTTAGACTTAGCATCTATTTCTTTTACGACAGATGAATATAACTGTGCCTGTGAAGATCTCTCTGTAATTAGACCTTGTAAAGCATTCTTATCAGCATCTCTTTCAACCTCAGTAGAATAATTGGTTGTTTGTATCTTTGTTCTACTCTGTGCTATAGCACCATCTAATTCTTTAAGAGTAGCTTCAATAGTATTCTTTTGATTATTTAAATCAGTTAGTTCTACAATTGCTGGAGAATCGCTAACCTGTCCATTGATTAATTTAACACTAAAATCATCAGCGGTTAATTCAGGTGCATTTGGAATAACACCTTCTCTTGTTGTTGGAATCTTATCATCAGCAAAAGATAATAGCATTGCACCAAAATCAATTGCACTCTGCTGATAGTATTCGGCTAAAGTCTGTTCCGTGCCTGCTGCATTTATGGTGGTTAATGTGTTCGTATAGAATGCGCTACCCGGTGACCAATTAACTGATGGGATTTTTGAATCAGGGTCTATAGGCTTAACAAAAGTAACACACCTTTCGTTAAATCCTACGGTAACATCAACTTGTACGTTATCCTCTAATGCAGAAGATATCTTTAAAATATCAGCACCAATTCTAATAGGTTCGGATCCTTCAACTAATTCCAATATAACCGTGTTGGTACTGGAGTCAATTTTAGTAATCTTATATCTTGTATTAATAGGATCGGTAATAACCTCAAGACTATCTCCTACTGCAAGTTGTACTGTGTCGTCAAAATCGGCCTCTGCATCAGTATAAAAAAGTTTATTTAATTTATATTGTTTCTTTTGAGAAGTGACCGTAACACCGTTAATTTCCTCTGTAACCGTGGCATCTGATATTCTAACAACACTGAAGTTGCCAGTATATCTTTTAACTCTAGGTGGTAAATCAACAACAGCTTCATCTAATACATATGAAATATTTCTCTCTACAATTTGCTGTAAAAAGGTATCATAATTAATGTCTGCACGACCTTCAAAGTTATTAGTAAAATAATTAACTTTAGCTTGTGTATTGGTATTAAGAATAAATCTTTGTATAATTGCTCTCTCAGTATCAATAGGTACCTGCCCAGTTAAATCAAATGAAATGTATAAGAGTGGGTTAATTAATTCTTCAAAAAACCAATTAGGTTTAATGTTAAAGTTTTCAATTGAATTAATAGAGGTTAAGCTATTTGCTTCGGTCGGTAACTTTGCTAAAACTAATTTTCTGAATGTACCATCAGAAAGTCTAATTGAACTATTTGAACCGTTAACATTGGTAATTGTATCAATATTAGATTGAAGCCTATCTACAGAGTTCTTAAGAAAACCAAAACTAGGAATAGTAACCCTGGAGTTTGTGCCATCATTATTCTGAATATTAATAGTAACCGATTCATTACTAGAAGTAATGGCCTGATTAACCTTCTCAAAACTTTCTAAGGAATTATTGAATAACCTTAAAAGTTCAGGTAAGAGAGTTGATATAGAATTATTTTCAGCCATTATTATCTTTACGTTCTTTTATTATTTATTTAATGATATCATATACGAAATCCAAAGTTCCCTGTTCGGTACATATAAATTCAATTATAGGTTTTTCTGTAATATCAGAATTTGCAATGACTCCCATGGATACTCCAAATGAACCATTATTTAGTCTACTTGGTGCATCAGTCCAAACGCGAATATTCCTAGAACCTATATTAAGATTATTGTTAAACGTTAATCTAAGTGTTTGCCCAGTCTTCCACTGTATATCAGTATCATCAATGTAAATATTTAAATCACCGCCTGCTTGGTTCACTGTATCTAATCTTAACATATTAGTATAAGTAACTAAATCTGCAAATGCTTGTGGTGTTGCTTGATTAAGGTCAAGAGGATTAGCAGTTGTTATAGTAACCTCATCTGCATTGTAAGGTACCATAAAATTATATTCCTGGGTAGCTAATGAAATAGTAACAAGGTTAGGTGTGTTTGTATCAACTTTAATACCAGTACCTTGTCTGATTACATCAGTGTTATACTGTAGAGTAATTGGTACATTACCTGTAGCCAATGCCTGTATTTCATCTGAGTTTTTAGCAATAAGATCCAGTAAAACTGTATCATTAGCAAATGCAATGTTAGCTGCATCTAATTGATCTTGTACGCTGTTAATCTGAGCCTGTAATGAAGTCACATCAGATACATTGGCAATTTGATTCTCCAGGGATTGAACTTTTTGGTCAATCTTTGATATTTCTAATTGCTGTGTCTGGAATATTTTTGCAGATTCTTGCAACTGTGCAGTCGCTTCACTGAAGAGCTGCATTGAAAATGTATTATAGTCATTAACGATTGTGTCGATACCTGCCGTTCCTGGTGAAGCATCAAATCGTAAATTGATTTTAAACCCATAGCTGTTTCCGTTTTGACCGGTAACTTTATTTGGTTTAAATTTAGGGTATCTTTGGATAAAGCCACCATCTGTCGTTGGTGTGATATTATCAACAAGAAGAATACCGTATAAGTTAGTAACTGTGTTTGATGTATTACTTGTATCGACCAAGTCATAATAAACTAACACTGCATTAAATTCAAATGTACCTGCAAGATCAGTACCATTAAACTGTGCAATGGTAGATATTGTAGGATCTGATGCAATCTGTTCATAATCACCAGGCGTGAAGTCTACTGAAATACCATCAAGCTCGGATCTAACATAAGCAGATCCACTATAACCTGCAGGGCTTCCATAGTCTGCTGGGTATTTTCTAATGTTAGCATTATTAGCACTAATAAACGAACCTGGCTCAGTAAAGTAAGAGTCAGTTGATGTAGGCGGATTAGGCTCATTCATCCAGTTTGCATTAGGATCAGTATATCCACCATTAGCCCCTGGTCCTAATAGCGGTTGATCATAATCATAGAATGCATTAATGCTTAATCCCTGTGGATGGATTGTACTAGCATTTCTACCTAATATAAATTCATCTTCACCTTGTATTCTTAAGCTAGGCTGGTAATTTGAATCCGAAATTGAATCAAACAAAATAGTTGGAGTTTTACCAACCTCGGTAGGAACATTAATATAAAGTTCAGTGTAAGCTTCTCCTGCTTTATCAACATTATTAACAATATCAATATCTCCTATGTACTGTACAACCCTTCTATATTGTCTAGGCCCTGTTAACTGCTGATCTTCTTCAACAAATAAAGGTCTTGTAATGCTTGGTGTTTTTTCAAGATTGGTCGCTTCTCTAAATCGGATAGCACCAGTTTCTTTTAGCCACTTAAAGAAAACACGTTCGGCAACAGATCTTTGGATAGTATTATCATATCCTGCATCACTTATAATTAACTCTTCTAAATTTAGCGCATAATTTTGAAGGCTTTCTGTAAAGTTAACATTAGGATCTCCCTTTAAACCACCGCTTGCAATCATACCGTCTATGGTATCAAACTGCATATAGTTTTCATAATTACTAAATGTATTAGGATCAAGCCTGTCAAAGTCAGGCAAATTTAAAAGAACAAACTTAGAAAAGACTAACTTAAGGCTGTCATTATTAAGTGTCTTTGATAAATCTCGTGCAGAAGAAGAGAAGGTGTAAAAAGTACCTCCTTCAGCCTGCGGCGTTTTAATTAAAGGCGTGGTTGCCATGTATTACTTTCTTTTTATTAACTAATTGTATATCCTACTCCACCAACTAAGTACCAATCACCATTTCCTGTTCCATCATCAACACATACCAAGTGAACCGATTGACCTTGAGCATCTAATGTTAAAGTTGGTGTACCACCTGCACCAGGAAGAACTAAAGGATTAACTGCACCTTTAATATCTACTGCTCCAGTTTGTGCTTCAGAATAAACAAAGAATATTTCTTGACCAATGACACCATCATTAAGTAAAATCGTAATAGGTGCTGTACTGGTAGAATTACCTACTCTTTCGATAGTATACGGTGGAACTGCTGTACTTGTTCCAACATTAATAGGTGATCCTCCAGCAAAGGTATCGTTTAATGTTTGTGGATCCACATCGTTTCTAACCAAACCTCCACCGTTAAGGTTAAGATTTCCTGTCATATTAACATTGGTTAAAACATCAAAGGTGGATGCATTAATGTCTAAGTAGATTGTGCTTAAGCCAACTCTCAATGATTCTGTCTTAAGATCATTAAGATTAGTAATAGTACCAGCAGTTGGATTAAAGTAAACCTCCATTGCATTAATCTCACTTGTCAAGATATTAAAGTTATCGTTTAATACCAGTCTAGATCCGGATAATGAATCTGTTCCTAAAATTTCTGTTACAGATATTGACATGTCTTTGTTATTTTTGTTATTTTATTACCAGGATATTCCTACCCTTTTTATATTTATTCCCGTTCGTGTCTGTAAGTTCAAGAGTGATCTCATATTTACCTGGATGCTTAAACAGATAAGTCAAGTATTTACTCTCAAAATATATATCGGCCACTCTAGAGTCAGTTGTATTCTTAATTGTCCATCTAGGATTAGCTTTACCAGGTATCTTACATTTATCATAAACAAACATCAACCAAGTCATCTTAGGTAATGTCTTTCCGTTATTTATAAACTTAGCAGTATTCCAGGTTGGGTTACTTGCTTTATGTAAACCTTTTCTATAAATTAAACTAGGACATCCGGTTGATCCGGTTGATCCGGTTGATCCAGTTGATCCAGTTGATCCAGTTGATCCAGTTGATCCAGTTGATCCAGTCGATGGGCATACTCTACTACCATCTGCATATACAATATCAATGTATGTCCAATCACCATGTACTCCAAAATATCTACAAACAGCTTGTATAAATTTTTGATTACTACTTGCATCATATACTACATTATAAACATACTTATTAATAATAGGATCTTTACTAACATTTAAACTTGATGCAGCTTGTGCCAATGTAGTAGTACTTAAATCAAAATAATGCTCGGCAGTATTACCTTTAGTGTCAGTGATCTTAAGATAAGTATCAGGTACTACTTCAGAAAATTGGAAAAACGCCGGTGTATCCCCGGTTGTACTAGTCATATCCCACCATAAGTGATAGGTATCATTCCAACCTCCTATATCTAAGTTATCCCAGAAATACGGTCCTGAAAAACTAGCCTTACCATCATCTTGGTAATTAAGTAATTGGAAGTCAGGAGATGATCCTAATCCAAAATTATTCAGTATAGCATTAACACGATCTAACGATTCATATAAGCTAGGAGTTTCTTCTTCCCAAGTAATTGCAGGTTCTATAGGCAAATTCCAGTATGAACCATAATCATTCCACTTAAATTGCCCTTCGCTTGACCATGTATAATTTTCTTTACGTGATTGATACCAACCTGAGTATTCAACTTCCCTATTTTCAACACAAATAAAATCAGTCTTAACCTTAGAAGATATATTATTATACAAATCATATAGTTTCATTTCAACTGTATAGGTTCCTACATAAGGTAAGATTACAGGTAATTTGCTATAGTCTGCAATAGGTCCTCTTACGACTTCAAAATATGCAGGAGATATATCAGTCTCGTCTTTAAATATAGTCCATTCTATTTCATCAAAATTCCCTCTTTCAATAGCATCCCATGTAAATAGTGTCTCCCCTGGTAATTGCTTAAATAATAATTGTGATCCAACAACAGATTGACATGTTACTTTTAATCTATCTACGTTTTGTCCGAATACCCTAACCACATCACCAGTAACAGTATTCTCTTTACTTATATCCCAAAATACCCAAGGATCAACAAATGAAGTTTTAAGAGCAATCAATTGGTTATACAAATTATTAACTACATCAGTATCAGTATCACCACCAACAGCAGTATATGTTGCACCTGTATTAGTGTCAGGATCATTGATTGTAAATATGTCACCTGCTGCTATACCTTGTGGGTCTATATCAAATGAAAAGAATTTATTGGCATCATTTAATTGGTTCCATGTTAAGTCAATATTGTTCCATGTTAATGTATTAAATGAAGTATTCTCTAATGTTGTTAATGCACCAACAGGAATTCCAGGTTTGTCAGGTAGATACCAAGAAGATTCGCCATCGGGCCATGCACCTATTTTATTTAACTTAGGGGCATACCTAGTAAAGTATCCAACGAAGGCATCGGCCAATGCTAGTACTGTTACATTGGCCCCATCAAACGGTGCTCCCATAGGATCATTAAAATCAGGTCCTATAGGCGATGGTGGGTACACGGTTCCAGTATTAACCGGGCCTGCTATAATATTTCGCCCAATACCTGTGGTAAACGGTGCTACATAAGCATTACAGAAATTAACAATAGCTTCATCTACTATTGCTTCACTTCCTGAACAGAAAGAAGAAAAATTCCTAAGGTCTTCCATGTAAATACAATCATCAGTAGACAATCTAAAGTTTGCATCTATACCTGCAACAATTTCGCTCTTATCATTTCTGCTTACTGTATTTACTACTTCTAATAAACCAAAGAAATCCGCCTCACCAGTAATATCCTTAATATGTGCATTAAGTGGCAAAAATTCTTTTTCTAATTTTTTCTTAAGACCAAATAATTTAATTAAAATTTCTTCAATAGTAAAGTCAAAGTTTTCTTCAGTCACCGGTAAATCTTCAATGTCATATTTACCAGGTACAATGTTATTAATTCTATAAACAAGACTAAATAAGCTAGTCTTTCTAAACCTTTTATTAGGTAAAGTTATACTCCTGTCATTATAATTAACTGTTGGGTCAAATATACTAATGTTATTCCCTTGGATATATTTTCCAAACTGCGGAGAATTTGCATCTACATTTTTCCAGAATTCCTTTACTTGTAATGTATCATACCCAAAGAACTTAATAGCATTAACCAAACCTTTATATGAACCTATGAAAGGGTATATATTAGAACCTTCTAACATTATCTCCTTTCTCTTTAGGTTAACCTCCACATAATCAGGTAACAGTTCTTTAATGTTAGTATCCCTAAATACACTACTATCAGATTCCAATATGTTATAACCCATGTTCTGTGTCATAACTTTTAAACGCTCATCTTCACTAACCGTTTCACCCCATACTAGAATTTCTGCAATAACTGCATCAGTACATTTATCTTTAATTAAAAGTGTTCTCTTAAAAGTATTTTCAGTTTCAGATCTAATTGCAAAATTAATCTGAAGTGCTTCTGACGTAATCTTATCTGTGATAGTTAATCCGCTTGGGTCTACTGTTTCTGTAGGATCGTAATCTAATGGAATATCTAATGCACTTATGATCTCTAGGGGTGGTCCATCCTGTTCCATCTCTAATGATGTCTGGGTTCCAGTATCAAAATCCATATCAAACTGGAATAAAAAGATTTCCGTTGGATCTGATGTTTGCCATTCGGCTACCCATTCACAAACACCATTAGTTGCACCTGTAGTTCCACTAGGTACTTCAATACCATGAGGGAAACCAAATTTCTTAGTGCTTGTATTTGAATCTATAAATTCTTCAAGTATAAATAATTGACCCACTTCAAATAACCCAATAGATACCTCAGGAAGGTAAACGGTACCAGTCCATTTATCGGAAGAAGCATCATAATCAAAATTATAATACTTCCCATTCTTATCAAAGAAATTTAAATGTTGCCACCTATTAGCCATCTTAATTTATTTTTTGATAGTCTTTAGGTACCCCAAAGTTATAATAGATTCTAAGATACTTTACTTTGTTTATCCAAAACAGCATAATAGGTCCTAAGTAATCATTTAAGAATGCAGATAATCTATGGTTTCTAAACATATAATTAGAAAAAGAATTCTTCATTAAGTTTTCATTATAATCATTCCCTAGATTTTTTAGCTCCCAACCTTCTTCGTAAGTAGCTTTATAAACGCTAGGCATACCCTTTCTCCTTTCTGTAAACTTATTCATATTACTCTCCTCTAATAGCTTTTAATGTTGGACTATCCTGTAGTCTACCTGTATTTGTACTTCTTGCATTACGGGAAGTTGCAATAGTTGTTCCACGAGTTCTCTTAAGATCATTAAATTTACTCTGTTGGGTTTTGTTGTATAGGTTATTTGGAATAGACCCTTTAAAGAATATGTTAAGTGAACTTATTGTATTCTTTTGTGGTGTAGGCTCATAATAAGTTCCATTACGATCTTCCCAGCCACCTCTAATTATTGCTAAATCATCAGGGCCTATAACCACATCGCCAAACTCATCTAATCCTAACTGAGGATCTTCGCCTTCTGCTAATGGTACCTTTTTATTTTCAATAAGTACCTTTTGATCAGTTACAGGATCTGTTCCATAAACCGGAACTTCATAAAATCCATTGGCAATTGCCTTTTCATTTTCTGCTGATATAAAGAATACATTAACAGAGTCAACCCCGTCTACATTCTCTATGATTGAGATTATATCAGATCTAGGAATGCGATCTCTTCTGTTAATTGTCATAAAGTAAGTACTAAGATTTTCCCTAATCTCCGCGTGAATATCTTCTTTATCAAAACCATCCACATATCTTAATACAATATTAAGAGCATACTTTTTAATTATAGGATCATTTATTCTAACCTCAGCCGTAACAATCTGCCTACCGCTTTGATTAAGAATATCATATACCATTTCCTTTTCATCTGCTGTCATAACAAATTCATCCTCAGGTACACTAAAGTAATCTGTGTCACTTGTTATCTTTTTAGCAATATCAGGGATTAAGAAAAGGTAAACAATATTGTCATCATCTAAATACTGATCATCTTTAGTATTATATGCATCTATGAAAGAAAAGTAATCATACTTACTTAAATAGTAAATGTAATTATTAGGGTTAGCCAATACAAAAGAATTACTTTGGTATGGGGCTATTAGTCTGGTAAATGCAGGATCTTCACTATCTGAACCAAACATTGGATTTCTTACAATGTTCAATGATAGGACCTCATTAAGATCTACGTCGTTACCTTGTGGATCGGTACCAGGTTCTTTAAACTTAATATCTAAATTTTTACCTCCAATGTTACCTGCAGTACCTCTTGTCTTTATATACGTTACCTTAATTATTGAACCTAACGCAGGTGGTTGACCAAATTGATTATTACCAAAGAAAACAGTTAAGCCACCATTTACACTAGTTTTAACCATAGCAGCTTCTTCACCATTATTCATATCATAAAGAGAATCTACCTTTTTCCATTTTTTACCATCTACATAAACCTCAACCATGTATTGATCAGTAGGCTCCTTTGTAGTTAAGTTATAACTCTGTAATGCCAATCCGGTACCAGTAAAGGTTTGGTCTTCTAGCTCTCCTTGTATTAGCTGAACATTAGTAAACTGCCGAGTGGTCTTTTCTAATCTAATATAATCACTGTCAAATTTTATAAAATAAGAAAGGCCATTCTGAGAAATTTCAAGAGGAGCCATATTTAATATCTGTACATAATTTCCTTCTACGAGAGTTGATGCTGATGTGTTTAGTCTTAAACCAATTATTCCTTGTGCAGATATCCCTCTAGTAGGATCGTGCCCAGTTAACCTAGAAAGGCCATAAATTGATTCAATGTTACGTGCTCTTGATATATTAAGCTCTGTTGCAACAGCTTCAATGTAAAACATTATAAGTTCGCCTAAGTTAGCAACTACAGTAAGTATTTGACCAAACGGGGATGCAGGCGTAAACACTTCACTGGCCTGGTCGTATTGTCTTTGGAGATATTCAAATGCGTCATAAAATAACTCCGTTGCTTTTATTCTTGTTTTACTGAAGAATGACATTCACTATCATATTTTTAAAATAGAGCACCAATTACTCTTTGTTCATTAATGAAAATATCTACTAAAGCACCATTTCTTTCAACTGTGCTATAAAACTGTACTCTAGTATCTACTCCAAAACTCCCATCGCTACTGTTTAAGCAATAGGTTTGGATCTGTGTATTGATTCGTTGAGCAATAACAGATTCATTTAGCACTAAAGAAAAGATAAGATCATCAAGATTACACCCTACATTAGGGGCACCTAATACATCACCTTTCCTAGTAAATAATACATTCTCTATTTTAAGGATAAGTTGCTGTAGCTTATCAGTCACTTCAATAATGTCATCATTATACTTAGGTGCATCTATGTCTCTACTATAAATTTCCTTAATCATGGAGAATATTCTTTTATTATATATTCTCTACATTTTTTGAGGGTCTTAGATTATATTAACCAGTGAAGAAGTAGTCAACACCTTCATCACCTTTAATCTCTTCAACAATCCTATCAATCTCTTCACGTCCCTCGCCAGCTATTAAATCATAGTTTATAGTAATGTTACCAGGTAAGTTAAATTGGAAAGTTCCTAGTATTCTAGATAGCTGTATTTTGGCCATACCGATGCAGTAACGGATAAAGGCCTCATCCTGAAATAAATTACAATCAGGAATAGTATTGTAAACTTGGAAAACACAAGCACCTCGGTCTGGTAATTTTCCCATAAATCTAAGCTTCTTTGTTAATCTATTATAGTTATAAGAAATTTGTGGCTGTAATACCTGTCTTGCATTATCAATAAACTTAGAATTAATTACATAATACATAAGTTCTTCTGAACCAATACCTGCACCATAAACATCAGAGTAAATAAATTTGTCCAGTGAAAAATCTGGATCCACACCAGAAAAAGAATAATCACCAAAGCCACCATCTTCACCAGAAAAACCATTTAATTCAAATACATTATTAACTGCCCATACGGTATCTGGCATTTTGACCACGCCTCTTGAGCTATTTACATCTGCTTCTGACAAAGTATTACCTCCACTATTGTGGCTGATCCCTTGTCTAAAATCCGTTTCAGCCCAAGCAGATGCAGGTAAAGCAATAAACATTTCTTCCACACTATCTTCATAGATTTTATAAAAGTAATCCTTTGCCCTATCTACAATTCTGGCTAATTCTTTTTTAGGAACTGTAAAAGGTATTTGACAACCTACCGTTAAGTCATCATTGATCTGTTTGATTAAAGCATCTAAACATTCAGCTGCATCCGGGTTACACCAACTTTTGTTTGCCATCTTTATTTAATTTTTTCTATTTCTATTACTTCAGTATCTTTACTAAATCTCGCAAAGTCTGTAGCCCTACCTTTTCTAAATATTCCACCAACCATCTCTCCACTAAATACACCTCTTTTACCAAAAACATAACTATCTTTACATACTACATTTTTGCTAACATAAGATTCTTCAATTTTACAATCTTCTACTACTGAAGCCCCAAATAGGTTAGATTCAAATACTGAACTATTTTTAAGGTCACACCCAAAGATATCACAATTAATTATATTACCTTGAATAACAGAATCTACTATATCAATTCCTTTAACCTCAAAACATCTCATGAGCTTGGCATCCTTAATTTGCATTCTACCACTATCGGCGTCATAATTGATTAACCCTTCTTTCATATCAGCTTTAGTCAATAGTTCAAATATTTTTTCTCTAATACGAGGATAAAACATTTCCACTATTTGGTCTTCTGTTTTAAGATCAACCATTAGGTGAATATTTGGAAACCTTTCTTTAAATGACTTATGCGTCTTATAGGATTCTATTACGTGTCTGTGTTTTTCTAATACAGAATCCAAAAGCTTTAAATCATCCTCGGTGTAATTAGGATTAACAAGCGTTTCGTAAAGTGAGGTGATAAAATGCTCAGTCATTGAAAGTATAGTGGAATACTTCTTTTCATAATCCTTTCCACCTAAATATCTAAATTCAATATACCCTTTAGGTATCTTAGTAAAGTTT